CACTTGCAGCAGCTCTAATGGCATTATCAATAATCGGATTGCCAACGGCATTAGGAATCACAGACGCAACAATGTTCTGTTTTAATGCGTCAGCAATTGGTACGCCTTGCGCAACCTGAACACTCGTATTGATGATGCCTTGACCAACCGCTTGTGCAATTGCAGCATTTGTAATGCCAAGTGCATTGCCAATAGCAGAGGCATAAGGCCCAAGGACAGGTGCAGCAATCAATCCTGCTGCAACACCTAAAAAGTCTTTGAACGCTTGGTCTGGGTGCTCGCCTTTATAGAACTGACCTTCGCCTACAGGAATAAGTTGATCGCCCTGTACGGCATACATCTGAGCATAACGCTCACGATTAGGCCCACCAGTCTTGCCTGCTATATGGTAGAACTGATTACCATTGACATCGGTATATGGCGTGATTGATGTGCTTGAATGGCCTATTAAAGCCTGGTACAACGGATGCGCTGGGTCTACGTTGCGAGCAATGTACTCAAGCGCAGTAGCTGGCCTTACGGTTTCAGTCGTTTCATTCTCGCCGCTGAACACATCGGTGACAGTGCCAAAGTCCGTTACACCAGCAAACGGATTGTTCAGTACGATGTTAGGGCCGAGATTAGCCATTTACAGTCCTAGTGCATTGATGATCTGTTGATGAATCAATAAGTGGCCTTGCAGCCATTCATAGAAGTCATCTTCCTGGTTCCAGTCTGTATCAAAGAGATCAAACGGGTTTTCCAATCCAAGTTGCTCTGCCAGTGCATTATGCTCAACAGAATGCGCCCACAGCCAGTCGTCCAAGTCCTCAATGTCAGCATCAGCAATCGGGAATCGAGGGATAAGTATTCCCGTATCAGCAAGCTGATTCGCAAACGTTTGGTGCTGGACGGCGTTTTCAAAGAGCATCTCTCGCAAGCCATCGCTGTCACCAAAAACAACGTTAGATAGAGTCTCCAGATTCACTGGAGCCTACTACTAAACTAAAACAACAACGTTGTTTTTAATTTTAACGAAATGGGCCATCACACCTCCAGCTTTAAACCAGTTAAATCCATCTCTTCCCCGACTGTACCCACAGGGAAGGTATTAAAACTTAATGAAATGCGTGTCTGCTCACCCTGAACCGTAGGTACCATGTGCGTTAAGGATGAAGGGAAAAGAATCAATCGGCCAGTGAATGCCTCAAACCACCATGACTCTGAGTTATACGCATTCCAGTTATCGGTGGGAAACTTGATCTGCTGCCAGCCGTCTTTGTAAAAGTAAATCCTATCATCAGGATTGGTCTGCAAGTAAAACACGCCTGAGATGTAGCTATTGGGGTGGGCATGTTTGTGGTGATACTGACCCTGCTCACTGTAATTGCACCAGCTTTGTGTGATGCGTAGGCTGACGTTGTGCTTGGGATTGACCGTGGCTTTGAAGTATTCAGCTACGCTGTCCTCAATGAATGATCGCAGGCTTGTCATGGCCGGATTGCGAAGCACGAAGTTATCCGTGCTTGTTGTGTTGCCCATGTTAGGCCGAGTCTCAAGCTCACGCACAAAGAACATTTCCTCGTCCGTGAGTTCACGGCCAAGGTCTGCAAAACCTACAGCGGTTGGAAATAAGTTATGCAGGTTCATCAATATCCTCTTCAAGCATGTGAATCGCTGTATTAATACCGAGAAAGAGGTCTTCCTTTGCGTTTTCCATTTGTTTTTTTCAAATAGAATCAGCGCCGATAGAATCAGCGCTAACAGAAATTATTTCTTCAAGCGCAACATCTTGAGATGCCAGCAGAGGGGAGAACCGATCGTTAAGGTAACTACCGCCGATATAAACTTGATTGTCATCTGTGTACTCAACAAAGCCCTCAACATTCCAATCATCACTGGCAACGATGATGTTGACCACAATGCCGTTGGCATCAACCTGTGCCATGCGTTTCATGCTAAGTACCTCACAATTACAACACCGTCGTATCCGTCTGCTCCATTGGCGTTGTTTGGACTGCCACCAGACCATCCTCCGCCACCACCACCGCTTCCAAAAGATGTAGCAGCGCTTGATGTGTTCGTATTAGATGCGCCATTATTGACACCACCAGAACCGGCTCCAGTACCCCCAACACCTCTTGTCGGCGCTGTTCCTGATGGTGTTTTTAACGCTCCACCACCGCCGCCAGAACAAATAACGGTCATTCCTGTGAATGATGTGAAGTTTGCGGCTGTAAAGTTGGAGTCGATGTTTGTCAGCGTATAACCAGCGCCTCCATTACCAGCAGCACCGCTTCCTGATGTAGACCCTGCAACACCTGCTGCTGTAGCTCCACCACCACCACCAGATACATAAATACTGCCGTTATTAGTTCCTGCGCCGCCAGCATTTGTATTGGAACCTGACGCTGTACCACCATTACTTCCTGGATCGCACTGACCACCACCGCCGCTGCCACCAGCAGCACCTGTACCATTAGGGGACGCCGATCCACCTCCACCACCACCAAGCGAAGAAACATAAGTAGTTCCACCAAGCGCAAATGAAGATGTGCCTCCACTTCCTCCTTTAGCAGCAGAAGTTGCTCCAGCACCTTTACCGCCAACAGTAACGGTATAATTATTTGCTGTAACAAATATGCTTGTGAATAAATCTATCTCTCCACCACCGCCACCACCGGCAACCTGGTTTCCTCCTCCAGCACCACCGCCGCAAGACATGACTTCAATATTTCCACTACCTGCTGTAACCGTAAAAGTTCCGGAGGCCGTGAAGATGTGGTATTTATAAGAGCCAACGGTTTTTACTTCATTTCCACCGGTAGCGCTTATTTTAGTTGAAGCACTAGCAAGCAATAAATTAAGAATGCCTGTCATCGTTATTCCCTAGGTCAAACCACTGCCAGAAATCAGCCAAGTCGTAGATGTCATCTTGACCGCTGTTGCCATGCCATATTGAGCAAGACTTCGTGATCCAGTCGTACCAGCACCGGCTAAATACATCGTATCGCTTGTAATCGCTATTGTGACAACTTGCGAGGTCATGTTGATAAACGTCAACACAGTTCCTGTTGGATACGCTACGTTTGCATTTGAATCAATCGTAAATGTTCTTGCATTTGCGTCGGTTGAAGGATGAAAAATAACTTTTCCAGCATCACCTGCTACCGTTGTATATGCTGCTGATTGCGAGTTTATTGGAGCATTGATATAGCCCAACGTTTGATCAATAGATGCTGCCGTAAACCCTGTGGCAGATGGGTCTGGAAGTCCTAGTGCACGATTAGCCGCAAGCGTCGAAGGCGCAAGCAATGAAACATAATTAGTTCCGTTGTCCGTATCTTCATACAACCGCAAATCAGCAGGGCCAGATGATGTACCACTGACATTTACCGTACCAACAAACGTACCTACTCCATTATCATCGACACTTGCTGATGAACTCTGTATAACACTACCAGTTACCCCATCAAAACGTGTAATTGCATTGTCAGTAGCGCTACTTGGGCCGGTTACGCCGCCTGACTTTAATCCGCCCGATGATGAAAATGTCCCATCAAGCGTCCAAGTATCATTAGGGGCTAACGTAACTTTGGCAATTTGTCTTGTAGTTGATCCTGATGAGTTGTTATAAGTAATGGTTACCGTAACAGCAGCCGTATCTTTATTTTGAATTGTGATCCATTTGATGACGCGCTGCGTTGATGAACCTGGAGATGCAACAAGCGTAACGGCAGATGTACCATTTAATGCGCCATCAGTAGCTCCTTCCGTTAAAGAACTAGAAGTGCTATCAGCCCATGCAGCCGTAAATTCTGGGTTGTTTGTCGCGGCAGCGCCCGACATCACAGCCTGAATAGTTTTAGTAGTTGAGTCGAGAACTAAAGTTGCCATGCTTATTTCCTATGACAAAATCCAAGCAAAGTTTTTTGCAATACTGCTTCCTCCACCTGACGCTGTAGCCCACGAAAGTGTTCCAGTGCCATTGGTAGAAAGAAACTGACCGTTTGAGCCATCAACGCTTGGCAAAGTCCATGTTACGTTGCTTGAAACTGTGGCTGGGCCTTGAAAAGCAACATAATTTGAAGAATCTGAATCAGAAAATCTTACGTCGCCCTGCGCATTGAGTGTAATGTTGTAAATATTCCTGCTGCTGGCGTTGTACCCCCAACAGTTCCATTGATATTGATGCTGGCAGTGCCAGTTAAATTAGTAACGGTTCCTGATGTTGGAGTACCTAGTGCGCCACCATTTACAACAAATGCACCTGCCGTACCTACATTTACTGCAAGCGCTGTAGCTACATTCGTTCCTAAACCACTAACACCTGTTGAGATTGGCAGACCGGTTGCATTGGTTAAGGTGCCAGAAGAAGGGGTTCCTAATACACCGCCGTTTACAACGACAGCGCCAGCAGTTCCAACATTGACTGCCAATGCAGTAGCGACATTAGTGCCAAAGCCTGATATGTCAGTGCTTAGCGCAACCTGTGTCCAGGCAAATGCAGTGCCGTTCCATTTCAAGAACCTGTCTGCCGTCGTAGGCGCAGTAACAAAACTCGTGGAGTTGATCGTATCTTGATACAACAACTGATTAGCGGCACCGCCTGCAATATCAGCGGCTGAGGTCGCTGAACCAACGGTTACGGTTGATGGTGCTACGTTCTCCCAGTACGGGCCTGTAGAGTCGTATTGAAGTAGATCACCGTTTGCTACGCTTGTGATGCGCACATTGTGCAGCTCATCAAGCTCCCATCCGTTGTTAATGTTAAGAAAGAGTTCGCCTGACGACGAATTGACTTTAATAACCCAACCTAAAAATACCGTGTTAGCAGGTGCTTGAGGTCTGGTTGCTGTAAATCCACCAGCAGTTTGCGATAGGTAAACTGGATCGCCAGCCGTAAAACCATTGGTATTAACACCACGTACTGGGCCAAATGTAGCAATAAAACCTTCAGCGCCAGCGCTGATCGATTCAATTACAACGCCAAGTGTGGCAGCAGAAAGTGGTTCACTATCGGCATCGGCAAGCGTTACAGCGGGACGTTGACCTTGAGCGCCATTGACTGCAACAACCTGGCCGACTGTAAGCGTACTTCCACTATTGTTGTAAACAAGAACTACGTTTTCCTGCCCGATCTGTACGTCAGCGTTGCCGCCTTTTAGGCCAAAAGCAAGCGCACCATCCCCAGAGTCATACCAAAGTTTGCCAACCGCACCTGTAACCGTAGCCGTGGTATCAAATTGGATGTAATCGGGTGTGCTAATACCGCCTGTAATGCTATCTAGGCTCGTAATATTGGTGTTTGCACCTGAGTTAGCAGCGCCAAACGTGTTGTAACTGATTGTTCGAGCAGCAGAGCCATTGAATGATGTGCCAGACGCATCACCAGAACCGCTGTTATTAAAGGTAACAGCATAGGTTGTCGTACCAGAACCTCCGCCACTGACTGAGGCCCAGCTTAGACCTGATGCAGTTGTCGAATCAGCAGTCAAAACATAACTATGCGCACCAACACCAAGCCTAATATTGTCAGTGCCATCGTAAACAATGATGTCACCTTTGGTTGTCGTAGGTGCTAACGCATCAAATGCTGCACCAGCTACCGTTTGTCCTGTGCCACCACTACCGATATTAAGTGCGCCGCCAATGGTGATCGTGCCCGATGTCGTGACTGGGCCGCCACTGGTTGTTAATCCTGTCGTACCGCCAGAGACATTAACGTCCGTTACGGTGCCTGAACCGCCACCTCCACCTGATGTTCTAGAGACTGTCTTTAATGGCATCAGTGGCTCCTAATCAGAGTCCGTCACCTGGGGTGATGTAAATCGCTGCCGCACTTGATGAGGTGATTGCAGTGAAGTAAGCGTTTGGCGGAAACGTGAGAATTTCATCAGTTCCTGCAAGCAAAGGCAAGACTGTTTTGCTATTCGAGCCAGAACCTGTCGGAATAACACAATTGCTGTCAGCCGTTGCTGCATCCATTGCAAAGGACAGGAAGGCTGTAACAGCGCCATCGTTGATGACTCGATACTGATTGCCGCCAAGCGTGGTTGATGGCACTTGCACCGAGGAAGGGGCAGTCGTTGCCGCCGTGATCTTAACGGTCTTGCCAGAAATGGTAAATGCTTGGATTCCCATGTTTACCTCTATGTCGTCACTGAACCGCTAACTATGCAAACAGTGCTACTTAAAAACAATACTGCTGCCACACCACGAGGATTGATCGTCAATGTGGCCTGGTCGCCGTCTTGACCTGCTAAATACGCCGTTGTAATAGAACAAGTGATTGTTGCAGTAGCGCTTGTGTTATTCACAATACCAACTACGTCACCATTCAAAAACACAGCGTCAGGTATAACAACGCTTCCACCAGAACCAATCTCTACATACTTGGCGACATCGGTTCTTGCTAGCGTGTAAGCGGTTGTTTTAGCCCCAACAGGAGGGATGCTGTAATAACCTCCCGTACTGAGCAACAAGAACTGCGTACCGTCATAAATGATGTCGCTTACTGCTCCAGAAGGAATTGCTCCAGGGCCAAGCGCTGACCCATTGGGGTAAACAATGTTCTTAACGCCTTGGCCATTGACATTGATCGTTGATGCGCCTGTATTAGCAATACTAGTCTTGAATTGTATTCTAAGACCTGCCGTGTAAGTTGTTGTTAAACTTGAAAAAGTTACAACGTAGGCATTCACCACGCCTGTATCAACAGCGTAGTTGCTGTAAGTGTTTGCATCGTTGACCGCACCAGAAAGCGTGCTGAAGTTGCTATCAAGCTGTGACAACGGGATAGTTGTCGTCGCTGTAGCAAAGGTATTAGGTACAACAATAGGCTTAGTCATCAGAACCTCGCACGCAATTCATGCTCTAACTGGAATCCATTGATGACAAAGTTTGGCGTGTTCGATGTCACCGTCAAACCAAGATACTTTCCATACTGCTGAGCATCATATTTATAAAGCTGGTAGCCCACAGAAGCCCATCCAATGGCTGTACCACTATTATTAAGCCAAGGAATGATGTCACCACTGTTATTTTGCCAGTTCACCGTGTTTGTTAGTGAAATTCCTGCACTTGAACGGTTCTCGTTATCGACCGTAATCGTCAAAATACCAGCTTCGGTGTCAGGAACGGTCGCTTCAACGCCAAATTTCAACGCTTGTTTGTCACGAATAGGGTCATTTAAGGCCCAAAGCGCTGTTTTTATCTGTGTTGCAATGGCTTGTGTACTACTTGAGTACAGTTTAACCAGACTTGTGCCATCTGTACCGTACATATTGAGCTGACCGCCTACAGGAGCAGGTGCAATCACTATGATTTCACCCTGATAGGTCATAAACCACTTGCGATCAAAGAAAACCGCTTGCAACTTGCGCCCTGCATACACAAACTGAAACGCAGCGCACAAAATATTGTTAATGACGACTTGACCACCGTAAATACCAGCAGTGAAATCGATTCCTGGGAAGACACCATCTAGCGCGTCACTAATCTTGCTTGTCGTAGCACCTACAAGTGCGTAGATACCGTACCGATTCATGAAGAAAATCGACCTAAAGTAAGCAAATATTGAATACTTGAGGTTAGAACCGATTGATGCCGAGATATTTGTGTTCGTAAATAGCGTTATACCCGTCGTACTGACACGCACATCAGAGAATACGTTGATTGAATCGGTGCCAAAGATGTACAAGAAGTTATTGGCAGAGACAATCTGAATGATGTCGCCATGTAACGTTGCATCAGTAATTGTGATATTGCCTGCCGATACGCTTGTAAAATCGTTATAGCTGTCTGCTGCTGTGTAGTAGATCGTACGATTCTGTGCAATCCATACCCTACCGCTAAACGATGCAATCGCAATACCAGGCTGGTTAATTCTTGTGGCCGTAGCAGTAGCGCCAGAGCCAGAACCATTATTAACCGTCACATAAAGTAGCGTAGCCGTACCATTGGTCTGCGAACCAGAAGTGTGAACAGGGGCTGTAGAACCTGTCGTTCCAGCGACAGTTACCATGTAGTAATTGCCACCAGACGATAGCAATGCGCCTAGTGCGACAGCAGTGCTACCTGCCCATGCTACAGAACCTTGTGAGCCGATATAAATGCTTGGCGCAGCGGTGTAACCCGTACCGTACTCGGTAATGCTAATAGATGTAACTGCTGAGCCACCAACTGTTGCGGTAGCGGTTGCTTGTACGCCACCAGTCTCATTGGGTGGGCCGATTAAAACGCTCGGCGGCGTGGCGTAACCTGTTCCTGCTGCGGTGATAGTGATGGTTGCGACCGAACCGATCCGAACGAGATTCGTCCCGTCGAATGTAGCGTATCCATAAGTTGAGTCAATGATAAGGATTCGCTCATTCTTCCATTGGGTGATCTGAGTCGTTGATCCACTGAATGTCGAGGATGCAGCAAGCGTTGATTTAACATTTGTCGAGAGATTGACATACTCAGCGCCTCCATTCGTGAAGAAAGCAAAGAGATACTCTGAACCGCCAATGTTGCCTTGGCCCATGTAGTAGACCGTGCCACCCCATGTAATCGAACCAACAGCCGTTTGCTTGCCAACCACCTTCAAATTGCCAAAACCAATGGGCATGACGTTCTCTAGCCATGCAAATTCAGTCTCTTGAATCGAAGTGCGGTTCGCCTTGGTATTGATACCCTTAAAGTCTTTGACAACCTGATACGACTTTTTTTGTTCAGTCGCGGCCATGATCAGTAGGGTGTGCTATAGGGTGTCGGAAGTCTGCGCGTCATCGTCGAAGTCAGTGCTGCTCGCACCCTTTGATCATATTGCGCCTTAAATATCTCAGCCTCACCATAGCTTTGTTCTTTGTACTTAGCGGTATGCGCTGCGTAGTAAGCAACAGGCGTGGTGTAAGGGTCAAGAATGGTTTCAACCGATGAATTTGAAGTCAAAGGCAGTGGCAATACCACTGTATCAACCTCAATCACATAGTTCTGATCGGGTACAGGGCCAAAAAAGATTGTTGATTGGCCGTAAAGACTGAATGCAACGGGTCTACCCGTATAGTTCTGCCAGAAACGCAACTGAGCGTTAAAGTCAGACCATGCCATGTAGCGCAGTGGTATGCGGGTGTTACCCCAGTACAAGTTGATGTTTAAAACATCAATCGTACGAGTTGCTTCAGGTAATGCCGAGTAATTGAGTGTCTCGACAGCATTGGTTGCTATCGATGATTGAAGGGTACGAAGGCAACCAGTATCACGAACGACACGCTCACGCGCACCGTTAATGTAGTCTGCTAACTCGGTATCTGTCCAAAAGTTACCAGCCGCATCGTGCAGAAGCCTTCTAACCTCTGTGATGTACCCAGAGTAAGTTGCCATTCAAACCTCATTGGCTAGAGGCCAAGGAGCTGGACTTTTGCCCCGCCTTTCCTTTCGGATGAGGAGGGGCTACTCGCTCCACCACCAGGGCTGACAAGTGGCTGGTTTTCATTGGCTCGCGGCTAAATGCAAACTCGCCAAGACGCTTCATCGCAGCATCATAGTCCGTATTCATTTTCATCCAACCATGTCGAGCCAAATAAGGAATCTTGTTGTCATCGCCATACCCAAAGATGTGTTTTGCAACTTCTTCAGGTATCCCGATGCAGGTGTCAGGCGGGAACTCATACGGCTGACCATCAAAATGATCGATCAGTGCATGAGCGCCCTTATTGGTAACGTAAATCACGCTTGCAGTATATCGCCGTAAACGTACACATCAGCCGTTGCAGCCGCACCTTGTGCTGTCGTGAGCGACAAATAAAGGTTTGGTACAGACGACTTCACCGTAATGTTGATGCTTGATGCCGTATTAAGCGTCAGATCAAGAAACAGCGTTGAACCTGTTAATGTGGAGTAAGCCTGGGAAGACGCAACAACAGCAGAGCCACCTTTGCTAGCAGCGGTATAAACGCCGCCAGCAGCCGTGGTCAGTGAAGTTGAAGCATTGGTCACAACAATCCGACGCACAATGTACTTGGACGGATTGCTAAAGATCGTGATCATTTGATCGGCAGTCGAGTTCATGTTCGCGCCGATCAGTGTCCCAAGCAGGATACCTCCGAACTGCTGAGGTAGCAGACTACCTACTTTGTTGGCATCCATGCTTTACTCCAATTACGTGTTGTAAGTACCGGTCGCTGCTTGACCACCATTGATGGTCAGATACTGCGCAGTCACGGTTCCCGATGCTGAACTCCATTTGACGTTAACGCCATCAGAGATCACAACGCCGCCAGTGGTTGTTGACGCAGCCATGATGCTGGTAAACGTCGTACCATCCAGACTAGCCTTAACCGAAAGGTTAGCAACGGGGAACATGATGTACAGACCGGCAGGGATAACAACATCCGTACCCGCTGCAACAGTCTGCGAACCAGCGTCAAAATAAGCGCCGTCAGAGTTTGCGGCAAGACCGCTAACAATGATTTTATTAAGTGCAAGTGCCATGTTTTACTCCTTACAGGGTCAACGAGTTGTAGCCCGTTACCTTGGTCATGGCCTTGGGCTTGGTGTTTACCAATTCTGCAATGGTCAACACAGCGCCAACATATCCAATCTGCCAGTTAGGCAAGGTGGACTCAAAGCCAGTAAAGGCAAACTCAGCCTGTTCGTGAATATACATGCTCATGTAATTCGTGTTGAGCAAGTACAGGGTGCCTTCTGGGCAATACGGATCAGGATAGATCGGTACGCCAGCAACCATCAACGCACGAAACGCTGCATTGGGGCCATCTTCACCGTTGGCAAAACTCGATCCTGGCGTAATCATGTAGGTTTCTTGGCCTACAAAGTCTTGTGCCAGCAACGTCCATGTGCCAAAACCGCAAACGCCAAAGGTCGGAACCTCTGCCGAGTTCTTCACGGTACCGGAGATGTACTGAAGCAAGTTCTGACGAGTCGGGTTAACCGAGCCAGCAGCGTATTGCTTTGACTTCCACCAGGTGTTGGTTGAACGGTTGATATTGCCGTAAGTCGCTGTACCAGTACCATCATCCACAGCAGCGGGAAGACCCGTGAATTGCTGTGTATTGGTGGTGTTAGTGTAAAGCGCGGTTGCCATAGCATCCATCATGACGTTGGTCGCATCATTCATGCGAGCCTCAATCAAGGGAATTACAGCGTAGTCTTGCTGAACTGCACCTTCCATACCGAGGAACGGCACGGGTGCAATCATCAGCTTGAGGTTCCACTCAGCGTTGTATGCACCTTGCTGAACAGCAGGCTGTGCAAACGAACCAGAGTAGTCCGACCACTGCGCGTTAACAAACTGGGAACCCTGAACCGGCACGGTGACGGAAGACACACCACCAGAGGCGGTTTGTGAATTCGCCAGCAGCGCGGCAAGCAGGGGCGTTGAGTTATAAAGCTGGACAACCAGTTTGGGAATGAATGCTCTACGAGTAACGTAGGTCAGTTCATTAAACTGACTGGTGCCCGATGCTGGGAGAATACCACCACCGATAGCCATGTTTAGCTCCTAAAAAACAGCCCTTAACCTAAACCAATAGGCCGCGAACGATTACCGTTACGCAGCTCATTAAACGCAGCAGCCGCCTGCTCTCGCGCAGCGGCAACCGGATTCTTCATAAAGTTCTGGATGCCCATCTTGTTAATGACAGCCGAACCATTAAAGACCGGTGTAGGACGATCAAGCTGCTTTTCCTGCATGATGTACTGCGCAGCAGTCTCATGGTTGTTGATACCTTTTTCAACCATGATTTTTTCGATCATCTTGATGTCATCTTCGTTTTCAGCAAACCCTTTCTCTTTCAACACCGAGCGCCGTCTTGCCAGCTCTTCTTTAGCTTCCTTCTCACGAAGTCTGGCTTCCAAAGCGGCAATTTTTGCCTCTTGTGCTGCAACCGCACGGTTGGTGTGCTCTTCAATCTCAATTTCAGGCACCGGCAAGTCAGGGTGCGCTGTTTTAGTGAGTTTTAAGAACTCACGACGAGTCTTAGGATTCTCGGCAAGCGCTTTTGCAAGTGCTGCCAACTCATCGCGTGCATCTGGGGTTAGTGATTCGAGTGACATGTTCAGCCCTTCCTAAAACTTAGTAAACTTTCTTGGTGTCCCCAGGCTTGCTGAGGCTCATCTTGTTACGCGACACTTTGTTAGCGCCAGACAGGCCACCAAACATGTCGTAACGAGGAGGGTTAGTGATCTGACCGTTTTGCTGCTGGTTATCCAGCGGCTTACGAATCGTTCCAGCGCGAGGCTTAAATAATTCCATTGCTTGCTCCTAGATAGGAAGGGGTGGTTTTTGCGTACCAGGGACAGGTGATGCAGCCATTGCTCGCATTTCTGCCGAGGCACCACCAGCTTGAGGCAACGTCTGGATCATTTGCATGATGTCAGCCGGAGCCAATTCTTTTGCTTTGGCATCCATCTCGCCAAAGGAAGAACCAAGTTGCCGAATCACTTCGGTAAGTGCTTTCGCCTCTTTGGAATCTTCAGGAAACTTTTGGAGCGCACCCATCAACATACCCATGCCGAGCTGCACATCGATGCGGCCTTGCATCTCTTCGCCCTGCTTGGGTTCTGGTGTTGACATGGGAGAGGCCATAGGTGGCGAATCAGCGCCAGACAACGCAGGCTTTTCTGCGTCTTCCATATCCTTTTTTTCTTCACCCTCGACTTCGACTTCGACTTTCGTCTTATCGCCACCGCGAATGAGTTTCATAATCTCTTCGGTTGAGACGGCCATCACTTACTCCTTTGCGCGGTTTGTAAGCGTTTACTCACTTGTTGTCAAGTCTAGCGACGCGAAGGACGCGCACGACGAAACATTTTGCGTTGATACATATCAATACCTTTTGCCAGCAGAACGGTAAGCCGTCCGGTTCATGGGTGCTCGCTGATACTGCAAGCGAGGTGCTTTATTCATTTCACGCAAGTCCGTTTCCGTTACGCGAGGTTGATCACCTTGTGAACGGTAGGAATTTTGCATATTGCTTGACGATTCACTGTTTTCGTTCATAACGCCTCCGGTTGAGCAGCACTTTCAGGCTGTTGCTGGGCTTGCATCATTTGAGCAGATTGTTGCGCTTCTTGCATCTTACGCAAATCTTCTTTCAATTGTTGTTTCATGGGTGGTTCAAGGATGTCAATGAGCCTTTCTTTGGTAATTGCGCCACGATCTGCTAGCGCAAAGGCCAAAGCACGCAAATCTTCGGTAAAGATAGGCGAATTGCTGTGAGCATCCACTTTCACCACAAAATCGTCGGTAAATTGGCCTGCAATGAACTTATTTTGGTCTAAATCACGATAAGAACGGGCTGAATAGACCTGCATACACTTCAAATAGAGCGTTGCCATCTTTTCTAGCGCATCTTCAACGATTAAAGCGCGTTTTTTAGCCCTTGAAGAGCCTAAACGTGCCAATTGTGAAGCATGACCAGCACTTCTAACGCCTGATTCGCCCCTACCTTGCAGCACATTCACAATGCCAGAGGCTTCTTCAAACATTTTGTCGATCTGATCAATCTCTCTAAAGAGATCATTGGGTATCGATGGCGCTAATTGCTCAACTTTCGCGTTCGGCATGTCGGTTGCAAGCAAGCCAGCAGCACGATTAAGCGCAAAATTCTTCTCATCAAGCAATCCTGTAAAGCCAATAAGCGCTGTAGGCGGTGCTACTTGCTTAGAAAGCAGGTCAAGAATTTCTGCCATGCGTTTATTTCGCATGTCTTGCAGGAAAACAAGCCTTCCAACCTCAGAGATACCCCAGTAATAGTCGTACTGAGGTGTTGGGCAAATCTGTACAAAGGGCAATTCACCCTTTAAGAACATGCTTGCACCTGGCCTGTCATACACAACGACGTTAGGATCGGCAATGGTTACGCACTGATAGTCTTCGGTGTCGTCATTCCAGACCCATAACTCCGTCATCTTGATGGTTTCTTCACCCACCGTTGGCTTATAGGTCTGCATCCCAGCGATATTGAGGTTCACATTCCCATACATCGTGGGGTCAGTAGCCGAAAGAATCAGACGCTGAATGCCATCAGGTACTTGAGACTGCTGCGATTCACCTATTTGCACCCGCGCAAAGATCGCATCTCGATTGGGGTGCGAGTAAAGACGAGCTTGCAGTTCGCTCTTTGTGATGTAGTAAATCTGTACGAGCGCTTCTTGCCTATCGGTGTAGGGCGTATCTTCGCGCAGCACACCCATCAAGCGTGGATCAACCATGTAAGGGTGCATACCCTTTTTAGGAATGAGCTTGATAAAGGTGGAGTTGTAGCAAAGCGCCCAGTTAAGCGCTTGAGCAAAGACCTGATCAGCGTTGGAGTTCAGCCAGTCATCATTCAATGCGCCAGTGAGCGAAGGAATCATGGACTGATAGCTAGGTTCTACTGAGGCACCAAGCGTGATGGAAAAGCGTGTCGTTTCTGCCGAGTAAAGAAACGAAGAGAGCTGATCAATGTGAGGGTAAATCTTGTTGTAGTAGGCGGGCGGTGCATCAATGCCTGCTCCAAAAAGATAGTAAGAGCGCAATGAATCGTATTCGCCAGTCCTTGATTGGATACTGACGGAGCATTTCTCCACTAAGTCATAGTAAAACTGCTCACGCTCAACCAAATCTGTTGGGATTTTCATTGCTTTATCTGCAAGTTTTCGTGATCTTTCATCACTACACCAGGTCTGGGCTTCGCCAATGTTACACCTGAGTTCCTGATTGCGGCTAGCCCACCAACAGTTTCATCCCGAATCGGATTGAGGTTGTACTGCTTGGCTTGATCAGGCGAACCCCATTTCACACTGAATGGGTTCTCAGCCATTTGCTTTTGCTGAGCATTCAATAAAGCATGAGGTTGCGCCTCACCCTCACGGGTGGACTTGATGTCACTCATGCCGTAATCCTTGGCGAGTTCTCTTAAGGTGCTATCGGCGTGTTTGGTGCTGTCTGATTTAAGACCAACGGGTTGTAGAAACACCAGTTGCACATCCGTGCAGCCAGCAGGACAGATAGCTTCTTTGGATTCAAAGAAACCGTGTACGGGGCATTTGTAGTCATGTAACACCATGATCATCCTTTCATCTGTTCATCAAGCGAACGACGACGGTAGTCCTCAGCCCTGGGGCGTATACCGACATCCAACTTAAAACCCTGACCATCAAAGGTCAGTAACGTGCGCCTCACCATCGCTGGCTTAGGCGTTTCTCGATACTCCACCCAGCGCTTCAAACCACGCTGCATGGTGCGTATTTCACCTTTCAATACCTGGGCATAGATTTTATTGACACGACGCTGTACACGCTCTGTAAGCGGCACCTTCTGGTAGATGAAGATGTCTCGCAAGTGATAGTGATCAACACCGCATAGCTCAGCAAAGTGAGGTAGCGAAATCCCTCGGTTCTTATCAGCAAAGAACTTGGGTAACTCCTCCATCATTTGCGCTTTCGTCAACATCACACACCAATCGCTTTCAGGTAATTGTTGATGGACTTTTGCATCACAGGCTCATCGCGCATGACTTCTTGCTCTTCACGCTTTGATCGCGTCACCCGCAAGGCCATCAATCTTGGCATGACTTGCTCAGCAAAGGCAACGGTCGCCAAGGCTGTGGCAATCACACGATCATCTTTGTTTCTGCCATGCGCTGAAATACCACCCATATCTCGAATCACAGACTTCATCTCTTCGAGCAGCTCCATTGAACGTACGGTCAACATCTGGCGTTCAAAGTAGTCCTTAAAGTAATTCATCATCCTTTCTTTGGATGAATGGGTGGTTAAGTAACCTAATGAGTTTGATAAACCACCGAGTGAATCATTGCGCCGCCAAAGGTAGTGCGACATGTGAGCCAGCACATCCATTAAACCTCTTGCCTTGTTAGCATCATAGGTCTGTGCTTGACGCTTTAAGTTCTTGATCTCGTTTAAAACGGCTTGACCTGGCCCATTGACTTCAAGGTTCAGTGTCGAGTTCTTGTAAGCACCAGCCAAGTAGCAAATCACCCAGGCAAACTGGTAAGTGTTGAGTTCATTGGTTGCAAACTCAGCCACTTGCTCCATACCGTCTGCATAAGCACGATAAACCTGAATACAGAAGCGATCAGCCCAGTCTGAAGAACCATAAGCAGGGTCAGCACCAATGACGTAAAACGCATTGTCAATGGGTTCTTCCCAGATTTTAAGTGTGGCTAGTTTCTCTGTGCTTTTAATCAGTGTGGTGTCTTCAAAGAACTGGCCCAGTGAGAAACGATAGTAGTCTGGTAGATGTTCTTTACAGGCTCTTGCAGCGTCTGTGCAACGAGAGTGTGAGAAGAAACTCGTACCCGTCATGACAAAGGCATAGTCTTCAGTCGGTGGAAACTCTTGATACATCAAGGCTTCATCTTTTAAGCCTTCAAACATCTTCCAGCGCCACCAGGCCATTTGTCTTGAATTGATCTCGATGCCATAGAGCTTCTTAATATCTTTTGTCCATTCCTTTTCTTCGGGGTTGAGCTTCCCATCCCAGTAAACCCGATACTCCTTGCTTTCAGGTTCAAGCATGTAGAGTTCATTGCGCCACCATCCGCAAAAGATTGCTCTCTGGGTTCTCGCTCGCTTAGCGACCGTCCACATGTCATGCCACATATTGAACCCGCGAGCCGTACTCTCAAACAGATAAAGCCGGTTAGGGTTCTTTTCAGCTAAAGATGCCAGCAAGGAAGCTAAGCCTTCTTCATCACCCCAACTCGAAGTCTCTGTGCCATGCAGGTAAGTAATCCCTTTGCCTCGACCTAGCGACCCCTTGGCTCGCAATCCTGCTACTTGATAGAACAGCCTTGACCTATTCTTCAAAACCATCTGATTGCGGTTATGCGTCACCAGTGGAATCTTGTACTCCGGTGGCAATCCATCCATGTACATCGCTAAAGTCGTACGAAACTGATCTCGGTTCTCTTCCGTATCCGTTGTTAGCGTTCCCTGAAACCCAGGATGTTTGAAATGCCAGTAAAGATCAAGTGCAAGTGAGATCGTCGTAATCCCTAACTGCCTACCCTTTAACACTACAAAGAAATGCACATCCTCGTTTAAGCCTTTAGCCACTTCCTCCATTACATACTTCTGGCTGCCCAGCAAACGATTCCCAAGCCTTTGAATCCCTAACTCCTTGGTTTCTACTTTGAGTTCCTTGCAAAACTTGTAGAAATGGTTCAAGTCAAAGTTCATGTTGTTCCTGGTTCATATTCGTACTTCATACAAGGCTTGGTTGCAATCAGCCCATCTCGGATGCAAATGAGAATCACCTCTTTGCCATCCTCATGTTCTTTTAACCCAATCTCTTGACTCCACCGGCATGTCTCGCATGAGGGCTTCCAGTCCATAGCTCTCCTTTAACCATAACACCGTCTTCTCTTCATCAGCCGTCAAAGAACGCTTCTTTCTCTGTTCCTGATACCACTTCATCGCCTTATACGGATAGGTTTTATCACCCTCCGTATACCGCTTTATCCAGGCAACCTGAAACTCATGGGTCATTCAACCCTCCAAACCCTAACCCCGTTGTCAATCTTCCTTGCCGTGAACTTCCTACCCGTCCTCTTCCACTCTCGATAACTCGCATTACATACCTTACTTAGTATCTCTCCCTCAATGTAGAAACTATCACCTACTTCCATTAAATGATAGGGATACTTTCCTTCCTTCTGCTTCTTAGGAATCTCTTTACCCTTCTCTAATGCAATCATCTCGGTACATCTCCTTATTGTCGATGTACCTATCATACAACCTAAGAACCTAAATGCGTTTTGGGAAATCAATTTTTCCTTGGGGCGGGGAGGGGAGTAGTGCACCTAAAACCAAGACCCCCGTCCCATTCAACCAACCAATCAGCTAGCTAACTGCATCTGATGTCTGCCCAAGTTGCTACCCGATCAACCCTGAGCACATGCCTACTCATGCACTGCGCAGGGGAAAGGTAACCCGCCCTTGTACCAAGTAACCCCAATAGATAAAACCTATCGCGCGGGAGAATCTAAAAGAATCTATCAATCTATCCCCAAGCCTACCAAATAACCAACCTAACCCTTTACCTATACAAATACATCTCCCTATCTTTATATATATAGGTTCCTAGGAACATAGGTTCCAAGAATCTAGAGTAGTGGGTTGTAGCGTTTCGTATGCGTTACATACCAAAGTATTACATACATAGCATTGCATAGTCTTAAGATTATCTTCGATGTTCAAACCTACTTGGAGATAATCAAAATGGATATTGCTCAAACAATCACTGACCGCATCATTGCTGAATTAGAGCAAGGCACTGCGCCTTGGGTTAAACCGTGGAGCGAAGACTGCGAGTCATACAATCCGGTCTCTGGTACGGTCTATCGTGGCATGAATCAGTTATGGCTCAGCATGATGGGCATGGGCCGGTCTAATGCTTGGCTCACGTTCAAACAAGCTATCGATGCAGGCCTGAGCGTTAAGAAAGGCTCGAAAGGCGTTCCGATCATCTTTTGGAAGCAATTATCTATCAGTAAGAAAGATGATCTAGGCAATGATGTAAACGCCACTATTCCAATGCTCAAGCATTACTTTGTATTCAATGCTGATGACATCGAAGGCGCAACATTCAGCAAAGGCTCAGGCAAGCTGCAAGGTTCTATCGATTCTAGAGTGCAGGCAGTAGTCGATAGGCTTGCCCTTACTGGCGGCGTTCAAAAGGCTAGCGGAGCGTTCTATCAGGCAAGCAAGGATTGTATTGGTATGCCTGAACTAAGCAGCTTTAGATCACTTGCTGACTATCACGCTACTTTGCTGCATGAGTGCGTACACGCTACCGGAGCGAAAACAAGGCTTGATCGTCAGCTGATGAACCGTTTCGGCAGCGAAGCATATGCCTTTGAAGAACTAATCGCTGAACTAGGCGCTGCCATGCTTTGCATGAAAACTGGCGTAGATGGGCAGCTGCAACATGCAAGCTATATCGAGTCATGGCTCAAGGTCTTAAAGCAAGATAAAAACGCAATCATTAAGGCTGCAAGCAAGGCTCAGGCAGCAATGGATTACTTGATTGATACCAAAGCAGCGGAAGAACAAATGCCATTGGCAGCATGATGCAACTTATAAGCCATTGGTAACAGTGGCTTATGGGGTGCACCAAGCACCATTAACCAATGGAGAAAACATCATGGAAGTTAAAAAGCAAAGGCTCACAAAGGAGCAAAAGGCTGCAGTGCAGCATTATGAGTATTGCCTAAGGCAAGAGGATCGATACCTTGGCAGCGTTTTCGCAAACGCTCACGGTCAGCGCCTAATTGAAGAAAAAACAAGGCAAGCCTATGAAAACGCTAAACGCTTAGGCGTTGCACATCTTTGCTAAGGGATAAACATCATGCAACCAATAACAGATAGCCAATTGCTAGCAATAGCCCCCGATGGCTCGCCTTTACGCTCATGGACTGAAGGCGATAAAACCTTTCGGGAGATATATACCTACATCAAAGCACAGTCAGGCATTACTTACGGTGTCATTAACGTGATCGAGACAACAACATGCAAAGCCTAATCGATTGGCTAATCGCTATCCTTTTTGGGATTGCTCTTGCCTGCGCAATCTTTTTTAACCTTTGAGGGGAAACATTATGAGCACTACATACAGACTTTGCATGAAATTAGCTAACGTCCATCAACCTTGGTTTACCAATCCAAAAGAACAAAACCAATTGCAACCTTGGCGAGTCAAACAACGCGAAAGGCTTGCCGACTCATTGTTCCAATCAACCTGGCGAGCAGATCGCGGTGCTAACTGGCAAGCGCATCAAGCTGACGTCATGCTAACTGCTAACTTGGCTTCGCTCATTCGCCAAGATATGACGCCAGCAGCAGCACTTGAATACCTAGGCATGATCTAACCCGCTAGCAATGCCCTTAGAAGCCCTTAAAAGGGCTTTTGGGGCGTTTTCTCTACCTAATTGGAGTCAACCTACATGGAAGAACGTAAACCGCCTACATGGCTCGATCTTATCGACCATCAAATCCAGCCCGATAAATGGTTCCGACCGGTCGATCAAGTCTGGCGTGAACATGGTTGGAAGCCACCTTCGACCGAGTGCCTGGAGACTATGCGTAAGCACAAAGCATTTAGAACCTGGTCGCATTACTCACCCTCGCGGGAGTCCCAATCGTGATTGATCAAAACAACCCAGAGAACTTGCAGAGTGGCTTGCTCGTTGCAGCGCATATGATCAGAAGTGCAGCAGGCTTGATAAAAGAACAACAAGCATTGATTGATGAGTTAGTCGAAGCATTGTGGGGCATGGTTACCAGTTATCACGCAGTTGAATACATGGAAGACCATATGAAACAGTCATCAGCAAAGGCAAGAGCTGCCATTGACAAAGCAAAAGGTAAGCCATGACTAAAAAACGATTAAAGGACATTGAGACACAAGCGATGATCGATAAGTGGCAGGAAGAACTAGCAAGACATGTTGCTTATCTGCCCATCTTGTGCGAGCAGGCAGGGGTTGATGAGCATGAGCTGCACCAAGCCATAGGTATCCATTTTTACGTTAGATCGATAACCAGATCAGGAGGGATTCAATGAAGTATTCACCATTACATCAGGCATACAAAGCCATCTTAGACACTGAGAGAAGGCTTACAAGAGAAGGCATCGATAGCAAGTGGCTTGACTCGCTATATGACGCATTGTGCTGCGTCAATGAAGAGATGAAGAAGCCAATGCCAATGGCTCCGCAATGGCAAAGCATTACAGCAGATGAAGTGCATGAAGCATTTAATTTCGTTGAGCTAGTCAAGCACTTAGACTTTGATGAGCAGAGAGAAGCCTGGTGCGAAACCTTTGCTGCTTACATTGAAGCCAAGCTGAAGGAGAAGAACACATGAGCCGTGAAGCTATGCAGATGGCGCTAGAAGCGTTGGAACAACTTGATGGCATAGACACCGAAACAGAGTGCGTGACAATTGACGTTGACGACGTAATCACCGCCTTGCGCCAAGCATTGGAGATAGATTTAGCAAGGGTTGGTGAGGTTGGTGTATGGGGCCAGTGCGAACCGCAGCCAGCATTAGAAGACGGTTGGTCAGATTGGGTATGCCCTAAGCCACAGGGTTATCTCATGCAATGCTGTGATTGCGAGCTTATTCATGAAGTTGATTTCAGGGTAGTCAGATATGAATCTGAAGATTCAGAAGTTTATGAGGTGGTTGATGACCCTAATCTTCAGGCACAGATGCGGGTGAAAAGACGTGATGACATTTCACCGAAAGGAAACACATGAGCAAAAACAAAAACGCAAAGACACCGGCGGATGGGCCAGTGGCATGGATGCACACAACGGCAGCAGGATTGGTTTACTTTCGTAAGAAGCCGCATGACAAAGTATTCAGCCCACAGGCCGTATATACCGCTGAACAAGTAGCCGCTGCGATTGCTGCCGAGCGTGAGGCGTGTGCAAAGGTGTGTGAGAACAAGAACACACTGCTTGAATGGCCAACATACGCCGCCGCCATACGAGCAAGGGGTAAGCAATGAAATTCAGAAAAAAACCCGTGGTCATCGAGGCCACGCAGTGGTTCAAGAATGGCGACCACCCACAAGATTTCAGTGAACGCGGCCGAGGTGGGC